GATGGCGTTACCCCGGCGCAGTCCTCCTACGACGAGGGCAGCGTGCTGGATGGTGCGCAGACCACACCCCGGCGCGTCTGGTGGAAGAACACCTCCACCGCCTCGGAGATGCTCCAAAGCTGTCGCTTCCGGCGAGTCCAGAGCGGGGCGAACGACGGTGTCGACTTCCTGGAGGTCGCCGAGGACGACCCTCTGGCTCCGCCCGGAGCGCCGAACCTGGCACTCGCGGCCGGGACCGAACTCGGCATCGGCCTCTACCAGTATGCCGTCGCTTTCGTCACCGCGAATGGTGAGACGACGCCAGGCACCCAGGCTGAGATCACCACCACCTCCGGCAACCAGCGCGTGGATCTGTCGAGCATCCCCATCGGCCCGAGTGGCACGACGGCACGGCGCATCTACCGCAGCGCGGTGGGAGGCGGACAGAAGAAGCTGGCGCACGAGATCGCCAACAACACCGAGACCACCTGGCAGGACACGGTGCCGGACGGAAGCCTGGGGGCGGACGCGCCAACCCTCAACACCTCCGGCTCCCCCGATACGTGGCAGACTGCCAACATCACCATCGGCGACATGTCGGTCGGCGACTGGGCCGCCTGTTGGATGCGCTATGACGTGCCGGGTGGCACGACCCAGGTCGGCAATCCCCGGCGGGCCTACGTGCAGTTCGAGGAGGCGTGATGGCCGGGCTCACTGACCAACTCGAACTCGTAGTCACAGTGATTCCGAAGCTCACGGATCAGGTGCGCCTGGATGTGCAGGTGTTCCACGACCGCGTGGCCGACACGGTGCTGCTGGAAGCCAACGTGACTCCGAAGGTGGTCGACAGCGTGTTGCTGCTCGCCAACGTCGTCAACCAGGACTTCGAGACTCAGGCGCAGAGCAAGGTGCTCGCGCCCACATCGGAGGTGACGTTCCTGTAGCGCCATGGCTGTCATGATCAAGCCGACAACTTGTGAGATCGACTCTCGCCTCGGGAACCTGGCGGATTCCCTCGCTCTCTCTTTGGTCGAAGAGGACTCTGCCGCGCCGGCCGCGCCCATCGCGCAGGCCTGGCGGACGCTCGACCAGGGCGACATGATCCGCGTGCGGCTGGGACTGAATGGCTCCGGCCTGCTCGACTACGGCATCTTCCGGGTGGACGAGTGCGCGCTCGAGGCAAGCGAGTCCTCCTGGCATACCCAGATTCACGGCCGGGACAAGGCCGCTCTCTTGGTCGAGGAGCGGGCCCAGGAAGGCTATGGCTTCGGGACGTGGTCGGAGGATGATCCAGAGGAGTTCACGTATCCGTCGGCCCACAGCTTGGCGAAGACCATTGCCGCGCGGGTCGGCCTCGGTCTGATCTGGGATGCCCCGAACTACACGCTCACCTTCTTCGCCCTTCAGCCCGAGGAGTCGGCAAGCCAGGCCCTCGGCCGGCTGCTGGAGCCGCTCCGTGCCAGTCGCCGCTACTATGCTGACGCGTTCGTCGACGGCGAGAACCTGCTCGTCCGCCGTCGTGGCAATGGTGCGAACGTGGGAACCGTCGACTGCTCCCTCGGGCAGGTCAGGAGCATCCGCCGCGCCTGGCAGCCATCCGTGGGCGAGATCAAGGTGTATGGTGCCGCCTACGTCTACCTCACCACCTACGAACACGGGACGAAGCAGTCGAAGACCGGCTCCGGTGATACCGGAGAAGGCGAGCCACAGGCGAGCGTACGCACGGTGGAGGAGTCCCCCACTCATCGTGTCGTCGAGACCGGCATCGTCCAGGGCAGCGGGGAGTTCGTGCTCATCACCAGGGAGACCGAAGATCTCACCTATCAGGATGTGGCCGACGCCGATGGGAACTGGCTCGGCCGCGTGCTGCTCGCGAGCCGGACGCTCGAGGAGCGCGACCTGCACTCCGACAAGCCGAAGCGCGCCCGGAAGAGGACGAGCTTCGGTTATGATGACCAGTGGCGGCTGGTGCTGCGGGATGAGCGCACGAGCGAGTACCAAGACGACGGCACGCTGAAGAAGACCGGTCACGTCGTCACCCGCTTCGAGCAGGTGACCCCGACCGATGTGCGCACGGTGACCACGGAGTTCAAGGTCAGCGCCGACAGTACGGAGACGGTGAAGAAGGGCTTCCCGAAGTGGGAGCAGGCGCCAGGGGTGCTCCAGTCCAGTATCCGCCAGGCGCCGGATCCCGAGGGCAAATGGGAGGACCAGCCTGACGGAAGCGCTCCGAGCAATGTGAAGAAGACGGAGCACACCGCGCAGTACCAGGGCACTGCTGACGGCGGCGGCAGCCAGCCGCGCATCTACCGCAATGAGAACCTGGTCGGCAGCAGCATCTGCCAGCAGATCGCCGACGGCCTCGCGGCCGAGAGCCATAAGTGGCTCCACACCGTGAGCTTGTTCTGGCCGCGTCCCTTCTCCTACCGCAAGGGCCAGAAGGTCACGCTCACTGACCTCCCCGGCGGCTGCCCCGATCTCATCGATGCCATCATCACGGGCGTTCGCACCCACTATGACGAGGGCGAAGCGGTCTGGACCCACGAGGTCGAGCTCGAGTGCTGGAGGGACACATGAGCCGCCTCGGCATGGTCGCAGGCAAGATACTGGCCGCCCACCGCACGATGGGATCGGGTGTCGTGTCGCAGATCGTGCGCCCGGGCGAAGTGCGGCTGCAAGGCCTCCAGGAACGGGTGTTCGTGGCGGGCAACGTGTCACCCTCGGTTGGCGAGCGCGTCGCCTGGCTGCGGTTGGGTCGCGGCACACTGGTAACCGCGCGCAGCATCCGCCCGCGCCCACCTCAGGTGCTCCCCTCGGGGGAGGTGCTCCCGACATGGACGGGCGCGTGGGCTCGTGTCATCACCAGCAGCTTCGATAACGGCCAGTACGACAACGCCTCCCCGTGCTGCGCGGCCGACAGCAACGGGCATGCCTGGACGGCAGTGTGCGAGGCCGTCGGAAACGTCTTCCGTTTGCACTTCTACCGCGGCGACAAGGAGAACCTGCTCGCGCCCGCGGGCTGGGCAAGCAAGGCGCACATCGACTTCCCCTACATCGCTGATCCCTACTACCGCACCAGCGGTCCCGGGTGGCGAACGCCCTGCCTTCTGGTGGACGATCAGAACAGCCTCTTCGCCTGGTGGCACCGGCAGTTCCTGTGGGAGGCGGGCCAGCAGACTGCGAATGTGCTCCAGGGAGTAAAGGGCACGATCAATCCGGACACCGGCGCCCTGAGTCTGGACTCACCGGTTGACCTGGGGCTGCCATATGTGGACGGGTTCGGCCCGGCATACACCCCTGACTACAACGGCCTCGAGATCGACCCCGATGGTTACCTCTGGCTCGTGACCTCGCCTAAGGTGACGGTGCAGACGCCGGCTGTGGCTCTGCTCTACGGCGATGATCTCCTGGTCGGCAACTACCGCTATGCGCTCGCCTACCAGTCATCGGAGAGCGAGTTGGGCTGTGGCTACTACCGCCAGGTGACAACCCTCGCACAGGCGAGCGTCCCCGGCGCGCCGAGCAGGTTCTCGAGCCCGAGCGCCGGGACGTTCCTGGCCGGCTGGCACTACTTCAAGGTGACCTTCTACAAGCAGGACGGCACCTCGGGCGATGGTGAGACGACCCCTGGGAGCTACGGCGCCTACAACCTGACCGCCAGCGATCTCTCCATCCGCATGGCGATCCCGCGGTCGCTGAACAACGGTGGACGCAAAGTGTACTACTCCGGCTCGCCGGGCGGCCCGTACTACCTGATCCACACCCAGCCGGACTGGAACACCGACTACATCGAAGTCTTCGGTCCCGTATCGAGCGGGCCGCAGCCGCCGACCACGAACACGCTTCCGGCCAAGCGCACTCGCGTCTGGAACGTTGACCAGGGGCCGCCCGGCACTGTCGCTCGTCGCATCTACCGGACCCAGGCGGGAGGCAGCACCTACGGTCTGGTCGGTACGATCAGCAGCAACCTGAATGACCAGGAGTGGGTTGACGACACTGGGAACTCGATCGGGGCCGCACCGCCCAACGCCCCCAGCAACCAGTCCTACTGCTGCCTCGCGGTAGGCCGCTCGAACGCGCCGCGCTCCTGGGCAAGTGGCGTCACCTGGGAGGAGGTCTTCGGATGGTATCCGTGGTCCTGGCTGGGAGACCGCTGCGGGATCGTCGCGCTCGGCGGCGGCCTGGCGGCCGTTGTCTATCAGAACACCTCCTGGGGCATGTCAGCGCGAAGGCGTACCACGAGCGGCGTGTGGGGGAATGAGGTGGATCTGGTCACCGAGGGGGGCCGCGCCTTCCGTCTGGGCACCATTCTGCTCTGCGAAGGGGAAGCTCATCTCTGCTGGCGCGAGTCAGGCGGCTATCTCACCCTTGATGAGTGGTACTACGCCCCGCTATCCGTTAGCGACTCCGGAGTCAGCATGGGCAGCCCCGTGCTTGCCGGCGACGGCTGGCCCTACAGTGAGGAGCCCCCGCGGCTCTCGTGGGACGACGATCAGGAAGTCATGGTGATGCATGGCGGCGGCTTCAACGACTACTGCCATATCTTCAACGTGGACGAGGGCGACGTCGAGAGCGGCGGCGACGATCTGTCCACCGCAGGCGCGGACATCTCCTGGTGGACCGCGCCGCACCGCGTTCCCGGCCCGAAGCTCTGGGGCCTCTTCATCGACTGGGACGGCCGCCACGGCGCGGTGGAGTGGACACCGTCATGACGCGGCTCTACTCGGCGATCAAGGAGCTTGCGCGAGAGGGCGACCGCGCGGCCATCGGGACCGTGGTCCGGTATCTCGGAGGCGGCGCCTATCGGATTCGCATCGGAGGAACCGAGTACGACGTCCCGGCCGCGGGTGAAGCGCAGGCGATGGACGATCAGAGCGTCGCGGTGATGGTCAGCGGCGAAACCGGCCGGCCGATCGCCATGCTCGGCACCGTGCGCCAGCCAGGAGTGGACTGAAATGGCCGACCAGCAGGTACTGCTCTCAGCGAAGGCAGCCGATCTCCAGCAGGGACAGCCGAACTACAATCACGGCAGCCACTGGGACATTGCGGTGCGCTGGCATGCCACCATTGCCAACTACCACTACCGAGCGCTGATCGCGTTCGACCTGGCCCAGCTCATCCCACAGCAAGCATCGCAGATCGTCCAGGCGCGCCTGCGAGTCAGCTTCGCCGGAGCCCTCAACCACCACAGTGATGCGGCTCTCAGCATCTGCTGCCATCGCCTCACGGCCGCTTGGGTAGAATCCGAGGTTACCTGGAACAGCCGTCAAGCCGGAACGCCCTGGTCCAGTCCGGGAGCGGACTTCGCCCCTTCGCCGATCGACACGATTTCAAGCCCCGACAACCCCAGCGGCTGGGGCACCGACTGGTATGACATCACGCAGCTGCTCAAGGACTGGCTCGACGCCACGTACCCGAACTGCGGTCTGGTGCTCAAGCTCCAGACCGAGAGCGGCCTCCAGTGGGTCCAGTACC